GACTTTTATCATAAAATGTTTGTAGATAAAGAGAAGGAAAAAACCTTTAATAAGTATTTGGAAAATCCAGACGGTTCTATGGGTATAGATGATATTGTGCGTGAAGATATAACATACATTAGATTCACGAACTATAATCAATCGTGGCACTTAGATGTAGAAATATACCCACCGCACATTATAAGCCCAGCAGATGAAGAAGATGTTAAATTTGTAAGAGAATCATACGGATTTAACGAGCTAGATGAAGAACCTGCAAAATTCAAAAATCTAACAGATGAAGACGAAGTGCCTATGATTTTCGCAATACCTATTGCAAGAGTAATCAATAGAGAAAACATTTAAAACAAAATTAACCATTAAAACTTAAATTATTATGCCAGAACCTTATGCAGTTCGTTACACAGGCGGGAAAAGACAAGCCTACCGAACAAAAAAAGACTACGAGAAAGGGAAACTGTCTTCTTTTGGTAGAACTAACAGAAGATTGAAGGCTAACGGTGCAATTTAGTAATAAATGAACCTGCTAGCCGACACAATGAAGAGTATTAAAGCCTTGTCTGAAAAAACGGACAGGGTTTTACTCTTTCATTCTGCCAATGGCAAAGATAGCATCGCTTTACTCGAAATGTTAAGCCCTTATTTCAAAGAGGTAAAGTGTGTGTATATGTATATGGTCAAAGACCTTTCGCATATAAACAAATATATTCTTTGGGCTGAAAAAAGATATAAGAATGCCTCGTTTATTCAAACCCCACATTACGCCTACTACAACTATAAAAAATTAGGCATCTGCGGGACTAATGAGGTAAATTATGCACAATACAGCCTATCAACAATTACAGAAAAAATTAAGGAAGAAACAGGTATCCAATGGGTAGTGTATGGGTTTAAGCAAAACGACAGCCTCAACAGGAGGTTGATGTTGCGAACCTATGAAAACGAAATAACAAACGAAGAGACACAAAAGATATACCCATTATCCAAGTGGTCTAATAAAGAAGTTTTGCAGTTTATAAGTAAAAAAAGACTTATAGAACCGTTACAATATGGAAATGTAGGAAACACAAGGTCGCAAGGAACAGATGTAACAAACCTTTCTTTTCTTTTATGGTGTAGGGCAAACGCTCCAGAGGATTTAAAAAGAGTTATAAAAGAGTTTCCCGACACGGAAAGAATTTTATTTGAATATGACTATGAAAAACAAAATAAAGCAATCTGAAACTAGAACTATACTAAGAAGCCAAATAACACCTGCTCCATACAATCCAAGAAAGATAACCGATGAAGCAAGAAAAGCCTTAAAAAAGAACATCAAGGCAAACGGAATTATAGGGGGAATGGTATGGAACGAACTAACCACAAATTTAGTATCGGGGCATCAAAAATTATCTATTGCTGACGAAGTAAACAAATACAATCCCTCTACAAAAGAAAACGACTACGAGATAAAAGTAGAAGTTATCAATGTGGATTTAAAGACGGAGAAAGAGCTAAACATATTCTTTAACTCCAAGTCCGTACAAGGAGAAATGGACTACCAAAAATTGGCTTTAATCGTTCCTGATATTGATGTAGATTTGGCAGGTTTAGATGATATAGACCTTTCTTTTATAGAGGTAGAACTACCTAAAGACTTAAATATTGAAGTGCCTACTTTTGAACCTCAAGAAGAAAAGAAAGAAAAGGCTAAAACACAAGATAGTGAAGAAAAAGCCTCACAAGAGGAAAAAAAACAAGCCGTAAAAGAAGCTAAAGCGAAAGTTAAGGAAGGAGCCGTTTACGAGGGAGACCCTTATATCACCCTATCTTTTGACAGCTATGAGAATAAAGTGTTTTTCTTAGAGCGATTTCACTTAAACGGAGATACTAAGTTCATAAAAGGAGAAGAATTTGCAGAAATAATAGAGAATGGAGAATAAAGTAGGAAGACCCACGAAATACGACGCTAATTATCACCCTGCACAAGCATTAAAATTTTGTTTGGCTGGGCTTACTGATGCTCAAATGGCTAATTTATTTGAGATTACAGAAGGGACTTTAAATAATTGGAAGAACGAACACCCCGAATTTTTAGAGTCCATAAAAAAGGGAAAGGAAGAAGCCGATGCTAATGTGGCTTCTACTCTGTATAAAAGAGCTTTGGGGCATAAGGAAAAAAGACAAGTACCAATCAAAGTAAAGCAATATGACGAACGCGATAGACAGATAGAGAAAGTAGAAGTTGTAGAGGTAGAAGACTATTATCCTCCTGAAACATCAGCCCAAATATTTTGGTTGAAAAATAGACAACCTAAAGCGTGGAGAGACAGGCAGGATATAGAGCTAAACCAAAAAGGCAGCATCAACATTTCGGATTGGCTTAAAATAAATAATCAACAAGAAAAAGAATAATTTTTTATAAATAATACAATTTAGTCTAATAAAATCCCCAGCGTAAGACCAAAACAAAGCAAAAAACACGCCTTTATATTGACAAATTCACAAAATGCCAATAAAAACACAAGAAGTATATAACCCACTTTACACCAACAAAGACAAGTTTATTATACTCCTTACAGGAGGTAGAGGGTCTGCAAAATCCTACAATGCGACTACCTTTGTAGAGCGATTATCTTTTGAAGCTGGGCATAAGATACTCTTTAGCCGTTACACGATGACCTCCGCTCGTATTTCTATCATTCCAGAGTTTGAGGAGAAAATAGAAAAAGAGGGCGTGCAGGAATATTTTACAGTAACAAACAATGAAATACTAAATAAATTTTCAGGAAGTAGTGTTTTATTTAGAGGGATAAAAACTTCGTCAGGAAACCAAACGGCAAACCTTAAATCCATACAAGGGATAACCACCTTCGTGGGCGATGAAATGGAAGAGTGGGAAAGCGAGGAAGATTACGAAAAGTTAATCCTATCCATTCGTCAGAAAAATAAACAGTTAAGAGTTATACTGATACTCAACCCTACCGACTCCGACCATTTTATTTATAAAAAATACATTGAAAACACCCACAAGATAGTACAGATTGACGGTGTAGATGTGCAGATAAGCACCCACCCCGATGTCCTACATATCCACACGACCTATTTAGACAACATAGAGAACTTGTCGGAACAATTCTTGTCTAATATAGAACGTATAAAACAGGAAAGTATAGAGCAGTGTACTATAAACGGTAAATTAGCCCAAGTCCTATTTAATAAGAGCAAGTACGCTCAAAAAATCATAGGCAGGTGGGCTGATATGGCAGAGGGCGTTATCTTTACTAATTGGAAGGAAGGCGACTTTGATACATCTATTCCTTACTGCTATGGTCAAGATTACGGATTTAGCATAGACCCAGATACATTAGTTAAGGTAGCTATTGACCACAAAAGAAAAATTATCTATGCTGATGAGAAATATTACGGAAACAATCAACTCTCAACAGATGATTTGTATCTGCTAAATAAAAGCCTTATAGACCGAGAAAATGATTTAATAGTAGGCGATAGTGCTGAGCCACGACTAATTGAGGACTTGCGTAAAAAAGGATTAAACATAAAACCAACAAAGAAAAAGCCTGGCATCGTGTCCGCCTCTATTTTAAAAATTTTAGAATATCAAATTATTGTAACCGAGAACAGCTATAATCTCAAAAAGGAACTCCGTAATTACGCTTGGAACGATAAAAAAGCAGGTATCCCTATTGATAAACATAACCACTTGATAGACGCTCTTCGTTACGGCTTTATAGAACTTGAAGAACCAATCCAAAACGATTTACAGCAGATTGCGAGTATTTTGTAAATAAAACACGCTTTTAAAATCGAAAATTTAGTTTTTCTGTCAAATCCTCCCCTGTTGCTATTGTTAGCGGTTTTCGGTATGGTTAATTTTGTGATTATCACTAATATATCATTATGAATACCATTGCTCAAGAAATAGAAAAACATAAAGGGGAGCGTACTTTGCCTGATATTACGCTGTTCAACTCCCAATATGAAGTAAAAAAGCATAAAATTTTTACCGATTTGGTAAAATACCCGGATAGAACGGTGGTGTCAGACTATACAGACGAAAAAGGAAATAAGCAAAAACAAAAAGTAACCATACCCCTTAATCGCATCGGTCTTCCCTATCAAAAAAAGATAGTCAATATAGCAACTACCTTTTTATGTGGCGAACCTATCAAATACACGAATAACCTCGAGGACGATGAGCTATTTAAAGCCTTTTTAAAGGTTATTGAAAAAAACAAGATGAAATTTGTGGATAGGGAAATCGCAACCTCTGTGGGACGATTTACAGAATGTGCCGAGCTTTGGTATTTTACCGATGAACCTAACGAACATTATGGGTTTAAATCAAAATACAGGCTAAAGGTTAAAGTTTTGACACCTGATATTTACAGCTTATATCCGAAATTTGACGAAAACGACAACCTTATTTCTTTTGCTCGGGAGTTCAAGAATGGAAATAAAACCATTTTTGAGGTTTATACAGACGAAAGGATTATCAGATATGAACAAGAAAAAGAATGGAAAAAAATAAGCGATATTCCTAACGCAATAGGAAAAATTCCGATAGTGTACTACAAGCAGGAAAATGTAGAGTGGGCAGATGTGCAAACTGCCATTGAAAGATTGGAGCACATTTATTCTAACACCGCAGAAAGCAACGACCGCTTTTCTTTTCCTATTTTAAAACTAAAAGGCAAAGTAACAGGGCAGTTATCACAAGACAAGTCTGGGCGTGTACTACAGTTAGAAGAAGGAGCGGAAGCTGAATTTGCCAATCAACCCCAAGCTAACCAAAGCCTCACGGAAGAAACCGACCGTTTAGAACGAGATGTTCACGACTTTACCGCTACACCAAATATTAGCTTTGACAATATGAAAGGTTTGGGTAATATGTTAGCAGGAAGCAATGCTGAATTTTTGTTTTTATCGGCACACCTCAAGGTAATGGACAAGCTGGCTATTTATATTCCTGCCCTTCAAAGAAGAGCAAGTATCATCAAGTCGCACCTACAAATGTTCAATGTAAAACTAAAGAATAATGACTTAGATGTAGAGCCAATTATTACTCCTTTCATCATCAATAACGATGCGGATTTCGTTCGTTTCTTAATGGAAGCTAATGGCAATAAGCCTCTCTACTCGCAAGAATATGCTATGCAAAAACTCGGCATTAAGAATCCAAAAGAAATGATACAGCAGATACAAGAGGAAGACGATAGAATTAACGAATTGGCTAATAGCAAATCATTCGCTATCTGATGGACTTTGATACACTACATAGGAAACGAGTAAAACAATACGGAAGAACCCTTGAACAAATCTACAATGGTTTGATTGCAAGGGTTTCATCTTTGGTCGTTAAGTCTGATATTACAAACAAGATTTACCGCTTCCGCAATAATAAAAAAATACTACTGGAGATTGAAAAGGCTTTAGATTCTTATTACAAAAACACGCTTAATACTATCAATATAGGAACGGAGAAACAGTGGCAATTCGCAAATGAAAAATACAATGCTTTGCGAATAGCTACTTTGGAAAGGTTAGCTCATAAACTAAGCAAGGAAACTTATATCCGAGAGATTGAAAAGGTATCAAAAACACCTCATAACCTCAAAGCCTTACATTCTTTTCAGCAACGAAAGATAAACGATTTTACACTATCCGAAAGAGTTTGGAGTATCACTCAACAAGTAAAGTCCGAGTTAGAGATGGCTATTGATGTTAGCCTTTCGGAGGGAATGAGTGCCAATGAACTCGCTCGTAAAATCAAAAAGAACCTAAACGAACCCGACAGACTATACCGCAGGATAAGAGACAAGCACGGTAATTTAGTATTAAGTCAAAATGCCAAATATTATAATCCAGGTCAGGGCGTTTACCGTTCGGCACACAAAAACGCTTTGCGATTAGCTAAGGAAGAAATTAACACCGCTTACCGTACCAGCGAGCAAATAAGAATAATGCAGAATAATGATGTGGTGGGCGTAGAAATTCATTTATCCCCAAGTCATAAGGTTTACGACATTTGCGATGAGTTAGCAGGAAGATACCCTAAAAACTTTATCTGGAACAAGTGGCATATTGGCTGTATGTGCCACAGAAGAACCATTTTAAAAAGCGATGAGGAACTCATAAAGGAACTCAACAATAACCAAGAACTGCCACCTGAAACCTCTAAATATTATATAGGAGCAATGCCGAAGCAGTTTAATCGGTGGGTTAAAGACAATAAAGACCGCTTTAAGAATTGGAAGTATAAGCCTGAATTTTTAGAGCAGAATAAAGAGTTTATTAACCTTAAAAGCACTTAACAATATGGGAAATCTAGAAAAATCAAAAAACATAAACGAAATAATAGAAAGTACCTCTTTCAGGGAAGAAATTGAAGGAGCGATTAAAAGTGGTATATTTACCGATTACGCTTATGACGGAGAAGATGAGTATCCAGTTGATGAGTTTGATTCAATTTTTGCACTAGATACAGTTATAAAAGTAATTAAAAAGTATTTTTGTATGGAAGAAAAAGCAGATTGCAAAGTTAATGGGGTTGAGATTAAAGGAAGACCTATTATAAACAAAGAGACAAAAAATGTTCTTGACAGACTTGAGTTACACGGTATTGAAAAGGTTACACTACTTGATTCAGAAGGTAATTCCCAACAACTTATAGATACTGAAAAAGATTTATTTATTTGTAAACCTCCTGAAAATAATTAGTCAAAAAAAGGAGGCCACATTGTGGTATTATTCAGTATAAAAACACGAATAAAACCTTTATTAGAT